AAAGAAATAGAGGAAAAAAATGTCCAAGAAGGAAATGGAAAAACTGATAGCGAAGATATTTCTTCAGATTCAGGAAACAAGGGAACAGGGCCAAAAAGAGTACGCAAGAAATCAAAATAACGCATTTGCGAATTTTGAAAGAATAGGCGACAATTTAGGCATTAAAAAGGAGGAGGTTCTCTTAGTCTATCTATTGAAACATATAGATGGAATATGCTCATTTGTCAAAGGACATAAAAGCCAAAGAGAAGATGTAAGGGGTAGACTTACAGATGCAATAGTCTACCTCTGTCTTCTATGGGGAATGATAGAAAATGACTAAATGTTATCATTGTAAAAAGATTATTGGACCAAGTTCTGTAAGTTTTAAATATGTAAGAGGATTTCTGAACGAAGATGGCAGTTTTTTTGAAGATTCTGCTATAACAGTTCATGCAGAATGTTCTCAAAGTATAAACGGACCAGAAGAGCTTGAAAGAATAGTCAAAGAATCTTAATCATCATCAAATAACTGAGCAACGCCTGTAGCTACACTAGCACCTATGCCTATTTTAGCTCCATTTTTCAAAGCCCATGTTATAGCTTCAGTTGTGTTCATTCCTCTGCTTTCAGCTTCATTAATTAAATCAACGATAGTTTCAACATCTTTAGGAAGTTTTTTAGGCTTAATCTCTTTACCTTTATTAATCAAATCATTAGCCCTTTTCTTTTCTCTTAAAGCTCTTAATACTGCAGAATCAGCTTCATCACCTAATACAGATACAGCTAATTTAGGATTATTATAAACTTCTCTAACAATAAAGTCAAGCTTTTTAGAAGAAGAGTGTGATGGTAAAAAGTTTTGCATAAAATTATTCAAAGATTTTAAAGGGCCATTTCTACCTGACGATGTATCAATTTCTACATATCTGTTAATCCTTAACAATAGCTCATCTTCTACAGTATCAGATGGAAGATTAAGTCTATTTGCTATATCTTCTATAGTTCTTTTAAATTGAGGCCTTTGCTTTACTTTTCTCCACATAGGGCTATATTTTAAAGATAATACAGTTGAATCTA